GACGAGCCGAACAAGCTGCAGCTCGTTGTGATCGACGAGACCGCCGACGAACGAACCGACACGTTCACGTGGGAAGAGAAGAAGAAGTACCGGGTCCTGATGCTGGGCGACGGCCAGCCAGTCGAATCCGACGAAAACGGAGACATGCCGGCGCCGGACGGGCCGTACGGCGTTACGGTGGTCGACGACGGCGAGACGTTCGACCCGTCAGCGATCGAGGCGCCGCATATTCAGGGGACCACGTCGGAGGAGATCCCCTTCGTGTTTATCAACACGAAGGACGTGGTTCCTCAACCGGACGCGCCTCCGTTGCTCGGCCTTGCGAATCTGTGCCTCGCGATCTACCGCGGCGAAGCCGACTACCGGCAGGCGTTGTTCATGCAGGGCCAAGACACGCTCGTCACGATCGGCCTCGCGAATGCTGAGGGCGAGGACGGCGAGAAGGTCCGGGTTGGCGCGAACGCTCACATCAACATCCCGAACGTGGCCGGCGATGCCAAGTACATCGGAGTCGAGTCGGACGGCCTCCCCGAGATGCGGTCGGCGCTCGAGAACGATTACGACCGCGCCGCGCAGCGTGGTGGCCAGCTACTCGACACGGTTGGCGGCGATGCCGAGAGCGGTGAGGCGCTGCGGATTCGAGTGTCGGCGAAAACGGCAACGCTGACGCAAATCGCGATCACTGGCGCGTTCGGATTGCAGTCGCTGTTGCGCATCCTGGCGCGTTGGATGGGCGCTGATCCTGATGCTGTGATCGTCACGCCACACCTGGACTTCGTTGCGTCGGCTGGCTCCAAGACGATCGTCGAGCTCACCACGGCCAAGACTCTGGGCGCACCGCTTTCGTGGGAGACGATCCACGAGCGGGCGCAGGAGGAAGGCGTCACCGAGATCGGCTTTGAGGAAGAGAAGGAACGGCTCATGGCCGAGAGCGAGGACGAGGCGCTGAACCTGCGCGGCCCGGACACCGATGAGGGCGACCCCGAGGACGAGGACGACTCGGAGGACGACGACGACGACGACGACGACGATCCTGAGCGGGACCCGAACGACGAAGGGGAAGATTCGTGACTGAGAAACCGCCGAGTTACGGCGAATCGTACGCCCGCCTGATGCAAGCTCTCGGGCCGCCCGCGGAGCGCGCGGTGAAGGTGACGCCCGATGTCGCGTTGCTCAGTTCGGAGGAAGTCGAGGCCATCAAAGCTAGCGGGAATGATCTGTTGCGCGCCATGGACCGGGCAAGGGCCGAGGAACGTCTTCGCATCGTGAGGGGTGACGACGGTGGCGACGAGTCGGAAACGTAGCAGGCAACGACGGCAACAACTGTCGATCGAGCCGTTGACGTCCAACGATCTCGTGTTCGATGCGATGGTTCGACACCAAACCGGCGTGCTCCGGATGGCGTCCGGTGTCGGGCGATCGGTCAACCGGATCCTGGACGCCACTGAGCGAGACATCCGCAGAGCGATCCGCGACCGTGTCGGTTCGGCCGGCTTCGAGAGCCCGGCTCAGGTCAAGCGGCTCGAGTCGCTGTTGGCTGAGATCGTGGCGATTCGTGGACCAGCCTGGGCGGACGCATCGGCGGTGATGATGGGCGAGGCGTTCCAATTCGCGATCGCGGAGCCTGACCTCATCGATCGGATCGTGCGGACGGTGCTTCCTGTCCAGATCGACAGCACTCTCCCCGGAGCTCGTCGGCTTCGTGCGATCGTCACGCGGCGACCGTTCGAGGGGCGCGTGTTGCGACAGTGGGCGCAAAAACTCGAGCGCGACGACATCGCGCGAATCCAGGGACAGATCCGGATCGGGCTCATCCAAGGGGAGACGCCACCGCAGATCGCTCGGCGCGTAGTGGGCTCAGCCAGGTTGCGCGGCCGCAACGGCGTCACTCAGATCACACGGCAGCAGGCGGAGTCGATCATCCTCACGGCGAACAACCACATCGCCAACCAAGCGCGGCGCGAGTACTACCGCGAGAACGACGACATCCTCAGCCAAGAGCTCTACACGGCGACGCTCGACGCGAGCACAACGCCGATCTGTCGGCGCTGGGATGGTCACATCTTTCCGATCGGGAAGGGACCGATTCCGCCGCTGCACTTCCGGTGTCGATCGCTGCGGTCACCCGTGTTCGATGGCGAGGTTCTCGGGCAACGACCGAGCAAGCCGGCTACGGAGCGGATGCTGTTGCGGGAGTACGCCAAGGCCAACAACCTCGATCGGGTCCCGCTCAAGCGGGCCGCGCTCCCCCGTGGACACAAAGGCGCGTTCGACAAGTTCTCGCGTGTGCGTGTTCGCGAGCTCATCGGGCGTGTCCCGGCGAAGACCACCTACCAGCAGTGGCTCACGTCGCAGAGCTCGGCGTTCCAGAACGACATCCTCGGTCCGACGCGTGCCAAGCTCTTCCGGGACGGCAACCTCACGCTGGATCGATTCGTCACGGCTCAGGGGCGCGAGCTCACGTTGGCCGAGCTCGCAGTGCGCGACGCATCGGCATTCCGCGCGGCCGGACTTGACCCGGCAGACTTCACTCGCCACCGTGCCGCTTAGAAGCCAACCAACCCTTAACCCGTCCGGGCATGGTCCCCGGCGAAGGAGAGCCCATGGTGGTCCTCAAGGACACGATGACGGCAGAAGAGCACGCAGCGATCGACGCTCATTACCAAGAGCTCTACACGGAGCGCGACGGCCGTTTCGAGATCAGCGGAATCCAAGGCGTCAAGTCAGGCGCAGACGTGGCTCGAGTAACCACGGCGCTGGAGAAGGAACGCAACGATCACAAGGCCACGAAGGGCAAGCTCGGCGTTTGGGGCGACCTCAACCACGAAGACGTGGTCGGTCAGCTCGACCGGATGCCCGAGCTCGAAGCTGCCGCGGCCGGCAAGCTCGACGACACGGCCATCGATGAGATCGTCGCCAAGCGGTTCGACGCGAAGATCCGAGCGACCGTGGCACCGCTCGAGCGGCAAGTGTCGGCGCTCACCACCGAGCGCGACGGGTTCCAGGCTGAGAATGACGGGTTCCGGAAGACCGAGCGTCGGCGCAAGATCGGCGACGCGGTCAGCGCGGTTCTGGTCGAGGCCAAGGTGGTGGAGTCAGCGAGACAGGACGCGGTCATGCTGGCGCAGGGCCATTTCGAGATCACCGAGGACGGCGCGATCATCACACGTGACGGCGTGCCAGGGATTTCGGCCGGCAACGACCCGAAGGGATGGCTCGCCGAGCTCCAGCCGACGCGAGGCCATTGGTGGCCGGGAAGCGCCGGCGGTGGGGCTCGTGGATCGGATGGTCACGCGGCCGCGTTCGGTGCCTCCAACCCTTGGAGCGCCGAGAATTGGAACATGACCAAGCAGGGCCAATTCGTTCGAGCTCACGGATTGGAGAGAGCCCAGCAGGCGGCCCAGGCCGCTGGCACGAAGGTCGGCGGCGGAAAACCGGTCAAGGCGAAGGCGTGACCCTTGCGGCTCAGCCCTTGACGTGACAGGATTTTCCGTACGGATCGCGGTGCATGGCGCTGCGATCCGGTCCCGCAGGCGATAGGGACGTGGCTCCGCATGGCGGCCGGTCGCGAAGAGCTCGCAACGCGGAGCCAGCCATGGCGCTCGGATCCGGTGTAACCGACCGAATCGAAACCCCGCTTTCAGCAGGAGCCGACCATGGCCGCAGGACCGCTAACCCAAGTCACGGACGTTGTCGTCCCCGAGGTTTTCACCCCGTACGTTCAGCAACTCACCCAGGAAAAAGCGCGCGTCATCCAGTCCGGCGTGGCTGGCCGAAACGGCGCGATGGACGCGCTTCTCGCTGGCGGTGGTCTGACATTCAATGTCCCATCGTTCCGCGACCTGGACAACGACGCCGACCGCGTGTCGACCGACACGTCGAGCGACAAGTTCACCGGCGGCACGATCGCGCCGACGCCGTTCAAGATCGAGACGGACACCGAGATCGCCGTCCGTCTCTCGCGCAACAACTCCTGGAGCTCCGCCGACTTGGCCGCAGCTCTGGCGGGCGAGGACCCGATGGGCGCCATCGGTGCGCGCGTCGCGTACTACTGGACACGACGGCTGCAGGCCGTGTTCATCGCGACGATGAACGGCGTCGTTCTCGATAACGACGCCAACGACGCGGGCGACTACTCGAACGACATCAGCGGCGCGTCGTTCGTCGACGGTGTCACCAACTTCTCCGCCGAGGCGTTCATCGACACCGCGCTGACGATGGGCGACTCGATGGAAGACCTCACCGCGTGTTTTGTTCACTCGGTGGTGTTCGCCCGGATGCAGAAGAACAACCTCATCGACTTCATTCCGGACGCCCAGGGTGAGATCGAGATCCCGACGTTCCTCGGTCGCGAGGTGATCGTGGACGACGGGATGCCGGTGACGGGCAGCGTGTACGACACGTGGCTCTTCGGCGCGGGCGCTGTTCAGCTCGGCATCAGCACGCCGCTTGAGGCGACCGAGACGCAGCGGTTGCCCGGCGGTGGCAACGGTGGCGGACAGTCGGTCCTCTACAACCGCGTTGAGTGGGCGATGCACCCGGTCGGCCACGCCTACACCGGCACGGCTGCGAACGGTGGTCCGGCGAACGGCGCCGGTGCCAACGACATGCAGAACGCCGGCTCGTGGAACCGGGTCTACCCGGAACGCAAGCAGATCAAGTTCGCGCGGCTGGTCAGCAGGGAGGCGTAGGACGCCATGAGCACCAAGGCCGCATTCATGACGGCGATGGGCGGGGCGAAGGTCCCGCTCGGACCCGTCTCAGAGTTCGTCCGTTCATCGGGCAACATCCTCACCGAAACGGCACACGGCCTCCAGACGGGAGCCGGTCCGTTCAAGGTGATGACCACCAACGCGGACGCGCCGTCCGGTTTGGTGGTCGCGGTTCACTCGAGCCTCGCTTACACGCCAGCGACCGACATCGAGGACGAGACGGTCACGATCGCCGGCAAGGTCTACACGTGGAAGAATTCGCCGTCCGCTGACGGCGAGGTCGACGTGAACGCCACCGACGCCACGGCCGCCGAGAACCTGGCTGCGGCCATCAACCTCGGTGCCGGCGCGAGCTCGGCCTACGGGGTCTCCATGACGGGCAACGCGACGGTCACGGCGCGCACCGCTGGTGACGTCTGCACCGTCTCGGCGAAGACGCTCGACGCAACGGTCGGCGATGCGATC